CAAGGTCACGATCTTCACATAATTGTTTGCAAAGTAAACGGGGTCATCCTTGCACCTCATAAACTCAAGAATTTGTTCTTGAGTAAATTCGATGGGAGTATTTGCTTTTTTTAGAAGCGGATTACCAAGATATACATCATTTGACATAATAAAAACCTACTTATTAGTTACAGTTCCAACGACGGAGTGCTTTGTTAATGTTGCTATCTGGATCTCTTGCAGTTTTTGCTGAAGTCAGTTTTGACTTCATACCTTTCATTCTGCGGCAAAATGAAGCACGACGCTTTGCTCTTTTTCCTTCTGGATTTTTTTCAGTCACTGCAGTTTGAAGTTTTGAACCTGGATTCTCTCTACGATAAGCAGCAACAGCAGCTTTACTTAAACCAGCAGTTCTATCTTTGCGATTAACTGATTGCCAGTCCTCATCAATCTCAACATCTTCTCCCATTGTTTTCACATAATTTTTATTTGGACCTGGTTTTGCTGCACTACCACCTTGAGGACCGAATACTTGAATTAATGGTTGTCCCTGTTGAATTTCTGATACGGAATGGTAAACAACCATTGATCCAGGATAAACTTTTTGTAGTTCATCATTAATTTCTTTTCTTGATGGTGTCTTAACCTGCGGAAAAAACATCTTGAGAGAATAATATTTTCCTCTCCAAGAAAGAGTGACTGCAATTACATTCCCAGTCTGTGCTTGAAGTCTTGTTGCTTCATCAACTTGGGACTTAAATCCCTTAATTGGTTCTGGTTTAATTAAATCTACTACTTCTGCAAACGTATTTCCATTAGCGTCTTCAATAGTTACGTCCTCTGCCTTTACGCAGCGATTATATTTTTTACCAAAAAGGGTTTGAGTTCCTTTCTTTTTATATCCAGGCCAACACTTCATTTCGTCCATAATTTTATCAACTATTTTTTGCTCCTCCATCTCTCCACTGGCAATATAGTCTGCTGCGGTATCGATATAATCCGCTGCTTTGGTGATTTTTGATTGAACCCACGCTTCTAATGATCCTTCACCCTTACCTACTTTTTTTTCAATCCTCTTAGCCGCATCAATAATAGTTTTAATTTCAGATCTTGCCATAGAGTATTCATGGTCTTTGATTGAGACTTTATCCCATGCTTTTCCGCCATAAGAACATTCAGATCTTGTTTCTCTTTTATCACATAATGGACAGTATCTTTGTTCTTCTACTGCTTCAGACTTGGTTCCCCAATTGTCTGCACCAACCTTGCGGCACTTAACTAGAGCACCAGATGCATATGCACTTGGCCAAACACTGTAACGAGACTTTACTTTATGGTAACAAGCATCTTTTTTACCACTACCTTTACTTGGTTTATCTTTTGCTTCTTGTACTTCCATTTCTTCTTTCATTTTCTTTTTAGGCGAGTCTGTAGAAACATATGTGGGTTTTGCAGCTCCTGTTTTCTGTTGCTGTCCAGGATCTGCTGCTTTTTTTCTTCTTGCCGCAGAGAGTCTTTCTGCTTTAGTCATACTTGCTCTTTTTGCTGATGAAACACATTTGGGAACTCCTTCTCCAGGTTCGTCACTTGCACATGTTCCGCCAGTTACAACATTTACCCAACCAGATTTACCCTCTTTTGATTTAGATTTACCAAACCAATCACGAAGACCTTCTTCTTTGATATCTTTAAAATTTTTATGATGCTTTTTAGCATCTGCTTCCATTTTCTTCAAACGAGTATAATAATCTGGAATTTCATCAAGGTGTTGAAGAGCGATGTCCATAGCGAGTTCATGATCTTTTGTGTGTTCATGCTCAATAGGTTCTCCCATATCAAGTTGCTTTTGTATGAAAGAAACATCAAGACGATGCTTCTTTGCAATTTGCTCAACTGTTTTGTGTGGTTTGATTTTGGGCATTACTCAACTGGTTTTGATTTAGTCTGTTCACCTTTTGCTCTTTTTTTTCTCGCTGCACAGTGAGCACGTTGAGAAAATCCCTTTGGATTTGAGCAATTAATACTCTTTTTATATTTATTGCTCCAGTCTTCTTGAAACTGCTTAAACGTTTTCATTTTCTGTTTGTTGCTTTAAGAGTTTTGCAAGTTCTGCTGTGGAACCAACAAATAATGCATTATTAACTGTGGTTGGACCTTTACTGACTTTTTCTTCTTCAATGTCTTTAAGTTTTTTCTGGAGATCCATTAACTTATCAGTAGCATCAGCCACATTCTTAATTAATTGACCAGCAACTTCATAAGCACGAGGCATCTCACTTTCTTGAGCAAGTTCAAGAATACCATTAATTGCTTCTTGTCCTTTTTCTATAAGAGAATAAAGATTTCCTCTTGTATAGTCATAATCTTTTTTAATATCATCAACTGTAGATGCTATTTTTTCAATCTTTTCAATTTCACTTTTACTCTCAACCGGAACTATTTCACCTTCAACATTAAAGGCATCGTTCAATTTATCAAATTTCTTTGTCATTTTCATAGATTACTACCACTGAATCCAAAATCATCTCCATCTTCAATAAGTGCATTATCTGCTGCAGTAATAGATTTGACTGCAGATCCTGCTAGATGTGAAGTTATAGTTGTTCCATCTCTTCCTCTATCAACAGTGAGAACATTGCCTGCTTTAGATCTTACGTAAACTTCTTCACCTTCAAGATCTAAGTAAGTATTTGTTAATATTGAACTTGCATTGTTTACTGTGATTAATATATCTTCTGTAGTAATATCTTTGGTTAGATTTGTAACTACTGTACCAGTATAATTTTTGATAGCTCTTGGTTGTGATGAATATATAACCTCTCTAGTTGGAGTATTTGTGGTATCCCCTGCAATATAACCAATAGTGGTCTTCTTAATGATATCCTTGGATGCAGAGGAAACTGGACCGAAGAGATATGTTTTTGCAGTAAATCTTAAAGTATAAATTAGTACCCTTCTTGTTGTAAAATTCCCCTCATAATCATCCTGCATTGTGATGTTCTCTAGAACAACCGGTATGTCTCTCTTTTCATTAATAATATCAACCAATTCCACGCTCATCGTATATGCTGGTTGAAAATATGGAAGAATTTGTTCAACAATCTGCAAAGCATCATCATTTAATTTGCACATAATACTAAGTTCAAATTGCATATTGTAGGGAACTGGAAGATAAACTTTTTTAGTTTCTTTTCCATCCTCTGCCGACTTTGCAGTGAATGTTTGAGTAGTCGTTGATTTTCTTGATGGATCATAAGTTAAACCAGTAAATTCAAATGACATTCTTGGCAATGTAATTTGAACTGGTTTACTTAAATCGGGAGATTGTTCTAATCTTGCAAGAAACTTTTGAGTTGGTCCATATGCAAGAGGAACCTTAATGACATTAGTAACTGCACCACTATTGTTAGTATGCTTGATACTGATTTCATTAAACAAAGAACCAAAAGCAATAACGGTTCTTCTTAAAATTTCGTGATAAAAATACTCAAACATATCTTACAGACCTTATGTTATTATTTGAACATAATAACTTTTATTTATGGACTTCCGAAAGGATTTTTTTCACTAAAATCTATAATTTTATCTGCTTCAGATTCAATTTCTTCATTATTAGCGAATCCATCTTTAATAGTGAATGTGTCTGTTGATCTTAATTTATAAGAAGCACTTGATGCTGCGCCAACAATGTTCTCTCCGGCGGTAAATTGCCCATTAACGTTTGAAACTTCAAGGATGTTAGTAACAGAATTCCAAGATCTAACTCTTCCAGTAACACCACTTTGAGATCCGATTACTACTTCATTGAATATAAATGTTCCTATACCAGTAGAACTTGGTGATGCTATTGTTAATGTTGGGGCAACACTATATCCAAGTCCTGCATTTGTGATTCTAATTTGGGTGATTGATCCCGCAGCAGAAACAACAGCAGTTGCAGCTGCGGAAACTGAAGAAATTCCACTAAATGTAATTGTTGGTGGAGTGACATAACCAGAACCGGAATTTGTAATTGTTATGATGCCAACCACACCATTACCAATCGTTGCTGTTGCCTTTGCTCCACTACCTTTTCCCCCTATAAATCTAACACCGGGAGCAACAGTATATCCATAACCGGGATTAACTATTTCTACACTTTGGACTGATTGTGCAGCTGGATTTGTATTATCATTGCAAACTACAATTCCACCTATCATTTTTGCAATTGCGGATGCAGTTTTTTCTCCAGCTGGAGCAGAAGAAATTCCTACTGTTGGAACACTTGTATATCCACCACCACGATTAGATACTGTAATAAATCTAATTCCACCATTTACAACACCCGAAACTGCGGATGCAGTAACCCCAACTCCGACCATTATGAGTTTTTGGATCGGTCCTATTGGTTTTACATCTTCACCTATACTTCCACTAACGTTATCATCAATGTCTTCTATACCAGTATCAATAATCTCATCTTCATATCTAAAGAGTTCACATCTCAATTCATATGTATACAACCCTTGGAGTTGATAAAATGGTTTTTCGTGCTCAACATATTTAATTTCAAATAATCTATCTCCGAGAGGAAACCAAACTAAATCACCCTCTTTTGGTCTTGAAGATAATTTAATATTTGGTTGGCCCCCAATTAATGGTGAGATATAATTCTTAAATCTTTCTCTTGAAATTACTAGAGTTATTTCGTTGAGTGCTTGAATTCCAAATTTTGATAGTATTGTTGGGTTATCACCATACCCATCAAAGCTATCAACGTATGCCTCTATTGGATAAGCATTAGTGAACTGTGATTCTATTAATTCCTTTATTACTGTTTTTTCCGTAATATATTTTCTTGGAAGATAATAAACTTCAACGCCATACATCCTCAATTGCTCATTGATTAAGTCTTGTATGAGACCTTGCTCTGATTTTGATCCTTGAAGAAAGAATGGATTTAACATATATTAACCAATCATATCGAGAGGAGGAAGTTCATAAGTATTGGACATTTTTTCCATTAAAATATCTATTTCTCTTTGAGCATCATCATACATTTGTCTTCCATTTAACTCAACTCCACCTGGAAGTTTAACTCCAGTAAATTTCATCATATTCTGACCCCACTGCCTCTTAATTAGTGCAGTCAGATATGGTTTTATGAAAGAATCATTCCAAACTCTTGAATAATCATTTGGATCTAAAGTTGAATAGCAGTCTATAACAAAATAATGATTTTCTGTCACAGAACCCCAATCAATATCCAAATATAATCTATCTTGTCTTTTATTAAAACGAATTTGTTTCTGGGTGTTTAAGAGAAAATCTAAATCTTCCAAATATGTTTTAACCATAGCATAGCTTAAAAGTTCAGTTGTTCCCCAATAGTAAATATCATTCAAAAATAACTGATATTTAACACTAAACATATTGTGTGTAATGGTATTTGCACCATCAAAAGTAAAAATTTTATTTACTCCAATCACGTTTGGTGGAACTTGAAGATAGTTACTATTTTCATAGTAAGAAAAAGTAGTGGCAGTCCCAACTATGTTTGTAGTTACTGTTGTTGTGGAAATACCAACGTTATTATTATTTAAACCTCTTGCTCTACCTCTGGCAATGTCATCTGCAGTAACTTTGTACTTATAAAATGTGGGATAAACCCCATCAAAATGCCGTTCTTGAAAGAATTGAACGGCGTCATCCACCAAGTCCTCAATCTGCTCATCGGCAACATTAATTTCTAAAACTGGCGCTCCCAGTTTTCTTTTACAGTAATCTATTAGTTCTTGTCTAGTAGATGGTTGCGCCATTTATCTACACTCTTTAAAAATATTTATGGTTTGGATGTTATAAGATGTGCAACAACTTCTTGTTGCTTCAAATATAGTTTAAAATAACATTTTGCAATGTTTTTTGCATCATCTAAATCATCAATACTATCAATTTCAGATGCCACCTTAAAATATTCAAAACTTTTACTCAAATTTTCTAGTTCTATTTTATCTGGATCCATCAATCAAACTCCGAAGTAACGTTTTAATTTCATCTAAATCATTTTTTATATTAGTCACATCACTCTCCAAACTCTCTAATTTTTGGTTTTCTTCGCCTTTTATGTTGCGTCTTGCAACATATTGCTGATATTCTGACATATTTGTATTAATAATGGAGTTTGTATTTGGATCTCTAACGAGATTGTTATAACCTTCAACTTTTAAATAATCCATTTCAATTATGCGAGGGCGATTACTCTTAAATTCCTAACTCTTGGAGGATAAACCTGATTTGTTGATGTGAGAACCAACTTAATCCTATAAGATCTAAAGGATGGAAGTTGATCAGCAGTAAAACTATACTCTCTAAAATCAATCGTTCCGGAATCAAATCCAAGTGAAAGTGATGGTTGAATGAATACATCAGGTAGTCCATCACTATTCTCAAAACTTATAATTTGCTTCTTGGCATCGAGGTTTTTATATCCAGGGAAAGGAGTAAAAATTGGAATAAAGTTTTGATCTTCTCCAATAGCATAGAATGCTCTAATATCACAGTAATTATTAATATGTGCATCCAACAGAATCTTAATAGAAGTAGCTGGATTTTCTAAAGTAATTTCTTTAGAAATATATTGGAATGCAGATGGATCTGTTCCAATTGCATTAACTCTATTGTCAGTCGCATAATTAGTAATCGCTTTATTAATTCTATTAGAGGTCAGAATTGCACTAACTCTTTGTGTATCGATGACTGGAGTTACTCTAGAATCTACAGAATTTAAGAACAGTCTTAAATTCATAGATTTTTTGCCCATCAGTGATCCTAATTTTGCATCTTCATTTATTTTAGATGCAATAATTTTTGGATTTGTAAAATAACTAGATTTATTCAATGCAATTGGTTCAAATCCACTATCAACAAAAGGTATTTCGTTAC